CTCAAGAATCTTTCTTTGATCTTCTGAGAGTGTCTTTCCATACTTCTTGTTGAACTTCTCGATCATTATGTTTAGTACTAAAGGATCGGCGTTTTCTGATCTCTGGAGTTCATTCTCAGCTTCCTGCCGAGTCAAGTGATCAACCAACCGTGATTCATACTTTACAATTTCGGCAGGTGTGAGTCTTGATGCTCCTCGCCACTCATTGAGTAGAGCCTGAACTGTTGCGAATATTCTATAGGTCGGAATCCTTTGATCGTAAAAGCTCTCCTCGTTCAAAAGATGATTGATATCTTTTATGAGCAAAGATTTTTCTCTTCGGAGCTTTTCGGAGTCATGATCCATGCATGCTCTTCTGCTTTCAGCAACGATTCTTTGAGCAAGGTCTTTGGAATCAACCTTAGTGTGGATAAGAGAGCTAAAAAGCCTGAATTCTCTCAGGGTCTCAGATCCTCTTTTAAAATGCCTAGTCACAATGTCGACTGCATCTTGAGCTTTTTCGACACTGCCCTCGACTGTCATTCTACTAGCATGCCTAATAAGCTGTTCATGTAGTAGACCGACGTTGCGCTTCTTGTTATGCTTCGCCATTAGGGTCTCCTTGTTTTTCATCAATTTCTGACAATAGCTTTTGTCTCTTAACCTGTATTTTGTCTCCCATCGAGTTAAGAGTGTTTACTAAATCATAAGTAAGCCTCGGAGGAGAAAAACTCGACATTGATTCTGAAAATGGATCTTTTAGAAAATCGTTATCAAAAGGTTTGTTCATCGTGTCTTGTTTTCTGCCTGCTTTTCCAGTTGAAGTCATTTTAACAAAATCCGGCATGTGAGTAGACCCAGGTCCAGCTGTTACCTTTCTAGACTTTTTTATCTTCTGGCCAAAGGCATTTCGAATCTGTCTGTCTGCTTTAACAGGAGCATCTAGATCCTGTATAGAAAGGACAGGGTGATCATCATCTTCAGACTCTTCTTTTTTGTCTTTTCTTGCGGGCAAAGCGGTCAAAAGTTCATCATCTTTTCTATCGCCGGCGAAGAGATCTTCTCCTTCGTCTTCGGCGGGTTCTTCTCCGCCTTCATCACCAGCTTCGCCGGCGGGAGCGCCTTCAGCTTCAGGTGCTTGAACTGCTTCGACCTCGAGATCTCTAAGCTTGTCTTCGAGACGTCCTTCGTGAATTTTTTCTATCTCTTCGTCAGTAAGACCTAAAACATTTTTTTGAATCCAGGACCTGTCGACAGATCCTTCAGGTGCTGAACCTGCTATCTCAAATCTAGATCTTATAAGCTCGAGCTTTTGTTGTTGGGCGATCGATGAGGGATTAGACAGCCTTAGATCAAACTCAACGAGATCTTCTCCTTCGTAACCATGACAATAGAGGTGAATCATCGCGAGCTTGTTAAGCTCAGACAATATTGTCTTTTGAATCCGCTGGATTGACCTGCTAAACCTTATATCTTCTTGGGCAAGCGTAGCCTTGGCTCCGACTTCCTCGTCATATCCCAGATAAGCTTTGGGTATTTTGAGAGCTGCAAACAGCTTCTTCTGTATGTATTCGACATCTTCTATGGCAGCTGTATTTTGGCCGCCAGCAAGAGTATCAATTCTCGTTCCGCTTTCACCACCTCTAACGGGCAAGAAGTAATCTTCATCTACAGAAAGCGGGTTGTATCTTATGTCGACCTGTCCGTTAGACTTGTCTACGACTTGGTTTCTTTTTAAGCTTGTTTGAGCCTGTTCGATATAGTTCGAAACATCTTCTGGCGGTACATTACCTACATCTAAATAAAATACTCTTCTTTCCGGAGCTCTAATTACTCTGTAAACGAGCATGGCATCTTCAATGAGGATTAACTGTCTCCAAATTCTTCTGGCGGCCTCTAACACGGAGGATCCATAGGGAAGAAAAGCGTCGTTGCCCAAGAGCCTGAAGTGTGATACTTGCCAGTTTTCTAAAACTTGATTTCCTTGAGTCACCCATCGGAATCGAACTGCAGAGGGATCTTTCGTGTCGAACCCCTCTTCTCTTTCCATTTCGCTTATCGATATTGGGTAAGCATTGATCACACCATAATCAGGATGTATGTCGTTAAAAAGAAAAAAGTCTCCGTACTTACAAAGATTTCTTACCCACATTACTAAATTGAATTCTACGTTAAGGACGTCGTGAAAAAGGTTCTCCAGGATTTCTTGAACCTTTCTGTTCTCTGAATAGATGTGTAGGACTTGTCCTTTTTCGTCGGAAGAAACGGTCTCTTCTGCGTAGATGTCAAGAGCAGATGCTATTTCTGGAGTTGACTCCATTTCACTGAAGTCGCTATAGCGAGCCATTCTATCGAAAGCTCCGTAAGCACTTAGCGTGCTATTGTATACATCGCTGTGTGCTCTTTTAAAAACCTCTAGGGCTGTAGAAGCTCCAGCTGTCTTAACGTTTCTAACTCTTCTTTTTACAACGGGGCCTGATCTAAAAAGTTTTGTTAGTCTAGTAAATAAACTTGCCTGCTCAGACATGAAACACTCCTATTGCACTTCATAATTATTGTATTCAGAAGGATTCAAACCTAAACTATAAAATCCAGTCAAAATCATCGCCGTGAGGTCCGGACTTCGAAGGATACGTTCGATTCGGATTGTTCCACCCGAATCGGCTCCACGGACTTTTCTTTTGACCGTACTCTCTTCTGTTGACAGCAAAGCCATCAAGCATAGCCTTGTTAAGATCCGTTGTTTGAGAATTTACCTTGGGATCTGAATCGAAAAGCCACGTTCCAATTGCAGCTGCCATGACAAGATCGTCATTTTTGCCTTTTTGAGCCTGCGCTTTCTGTCCCTTCCAGACAAAAGTCTTCAATTCGTCAACGAGACGAGAAGAATAAAAAGCTACTGAGTTGTTTCTTAGCACCTCTTCTAGTTTAGTAAGTATCTGTCCTCTCGATTGGGCGTTTGTGGAGAAGCCTATCTTAGATATCTGGTTGTTTCCTGTGTAGAGGGCACTAAGTTTGTCCTTTTCGTTCTTGTAATACAGGTTTGTGTACCCTAGTTCGACAAGCTTCATTATGACTGCATAGCCATACGTGTTGTTTTCTGGACAAACTAAGGCATTATTATACCTCTTTCCGGCCTCTGCTAGCAAAACAGCAAACTGGTCAGGCGGAATCTTTCCCTTATATTCAGCTACCTGCTCACCTGAATTGACATCTAAAACGTGAAAAGTAGAATAGTCGGCGGCGTCACCTCTTGACACATCGGCGCTGACTACATATTTGTGCTCAGTAAGAGAATACTTCCAGACCCAGACATTCATATCAGGGCCCCATCTCTCAATAGGGGTCTTTACCCTAAGAGCCAGAGTTTCAAGGTCAGGAGCGTTTAAAAACGTATCTCCTGAAGCTGCAAAGTCACACATAAGCTCTTGTGCTATTTGCTTCTTGCTCATGTTTCGAGTCTCAGTGGCGAACCACTCTTCGTCTCTGTCTGGGTGGACATCCCACATAAGCTTGATTAGATTGAACTCGTTCTCTCCTGCCTGAGCGTCTGTGCAGAGTTCATGGTACTTGTCTCCGACTCCATTCGGCGTGGAAAGAATTATTGATCTACCGCCTGTGGATAGAGTAGAATACAAACCCATCCAGAGTTCATCAAAGTTTCTAATGAACGCAGCTTCGTCAATTATCAAGAGGCTCAAAGCTTCAGAGCGACCTGCATCATCTGAAGTGGGTACTGCTTTGATTTGAGAACCGTTACTAAACTCTACGCCCTGCTTGTTGGATCCTACTACTTCAGTGAGGTTCATCCACCCGGGAAGACCTCTAAGGGCTGTTTTTACTTTTTTGATAAAGTTCTGGGCAACTGCAAGCTTGGTTGCGATGATCAGTATGTTTTTGTCTCTATAGAAATAAGCTAACCAGACGGCGTAAGCAGCAGACAAAGTAGATATACCTAGCTGCCTGGACTTCAAGATGATATTGAATCTATGATCTACGAAATCTTTCAGGCACTCGTCTTGAAAGTCATAAGTGTCAAAGTTGACCAGACCTTTAGTAGGGTGCTGAATCTTTATGTACTTTTTGAGAAAGTAAGACGGATCTTTTCCGCATTTTATTATCTCTTTGACCTGAAGATTTTTGTTCATAGTCTGTTAAGATATCTCTAAAGTCTGATTATATCTGTAATAAGCTATTTTTCTGAGTGAATTTGAAGTTGCTTGAATCATCTCTATGTTGTCATCTCCGCCTTCATCTTCAACCTTTAGAGCTTCTCCTGTCTCTGCCTTGTAGTTTTTCTTAAGGTTTGCAATAAAGTCTTTTATAAGCTGAACGGCGTGTTCTTTTGATGATTGAACTTGAGGTCTTAAAGATGCCTCAGAAGCAAAGTTAACTATCGTGCTAAACTTTACAACAAGCCTGCTTCCCTGCATGGAAGTCTTAATTGAATACGTACCCGACTTTGACACTGGGTTGTATGTGTTATCAACAAGTCTTGCAACTAATTCTAGTTTATTCATTTTGTACTTTCTCCACTATGAAAATGTATTTTAGACCTAGCTTCTTCTCTTGTAGGTCGATCTCCTCTTTCCCAGGACTCTAGATCTAAGTATTTGAAATTACCAGTACATTCTCTACAGGCTTTTTCTTTTTGTATGATATCCAAGTCTTCGGAATCTCTAGCCAGAAAACCACAAACAGGGCAGAATGAATGCACCCTGTCTCCATCTTCGATAAAATATACTTCATTCCTGTCTGATAAACGCATCTTTTCCGTCCTTACCTATTTCCAAGACGTTGTCGACCGCGTCTTTAACGGCATCAACGTGAGAGATTATCATAATAGTTCTGAACCACTTCTTTAGAGACTCAAGAAATCTGCTGCATGCTTCTACATTGCCAGAATCCAGAGCCCCAAAACCCTCATCTATCATGAATATGTTTGACTTGGAAAGCTCTGAGACGTTCGTTAGTGCAACTCTTATAGCAAGAGCGGACATCATTTTTTCCATCCCGCTGCAACATTCAATTATTCTCTTAGAGTCTCCGTAGTTAATAAAAATGTCCATATCGTTAGATCCTTCGAAAGATTCTAATTCAACAGTAAACCCTGTAACTCCCTGCAGAATAGAGGCTATCTCAAGATTGATTTCAGGAATTCTAGATCTGATTATCTCTAGCGGCAGGCCATTTTTCGAAGTGGCTTGAAGGAAAAGCTCGTAAACTCTCCAATTCTCTATGAGAGCTTCGTACTCTTCTTTTTCTTCAGAAAGCTTTGAAACTCTGGCTTGAAGCAAACCTACATCCTCAGAAAGACGAGAATATTTTTCTTCCATGTCTACCTGAGCGGACTTAAGATCCCTTAGCTTGCTTCTCATTTCACTTATCTGTTCGGCTTTGTCATCAGTGGAAAGATTGACTTTCATTTCGTCGAGAACCTTAACTTCTCTGACAAGAGAATCATTTGTCTTTTCAAGATCGTTCTTAGCAGAAGAAAGGCTTAATGTTATGTCATTCTTCTCTAGAGAAAGCTCTCCGAAAGAAGAAATAAGGTCATTGTATTTGTCAAGCTTTTTGTCAAGCTCTTTTGCCTGAAGTTTTCTTAACTGAGCCTTCGTGACCTTTAGATCTTCTGACAGACTTTCTATTATCTTCTCTTTTCCCTTTAATTTCTTCTTTGCTTTGTGAGCCTCAACTATAAACTTACAATCAGGAAACTTGTCTTCACAGGGAACTTGATTTAAAACATCAACCTGATTGTTTATTATTTTGAGTGTCTGCTTTTCCTTGTCAAGCTTATGTTTTATCTGAACTGATGATTCGTCTAGGCTTTTCTCTTCAGCGAGCGTTACCTTCAAGTCTTCTATCGGAAAAGTTGACTTAATCTCCTGGATTCGGTCGGTCTTCGAAGATATCTCAACGAGATCTTTTTCAAGCTTTTCTACTTTGATTTCTAGACCTTTTTTTCTGTCTCGCAAGGATCGAACTCTTTTTGTTTGATCATCTAGGTCTTGTTGAGTTACCAGGTTATTGTCGTCTCTTGTTTCAAGACTAAGATCTAGATCTCTTATCCTTCCCCTTAGAAGATCTAAGCTTTCATAAAGACCATCTCTCTCAGCCATCTTAGCATTGAGCTTGTTCTTAGTCTCGACAATCGACAAATCGTAATCTCTATCGGGAGCATTCTTTATCATTTGCTTAATTCCAGAAGACTCAGCTTTAGCGGCGTCATTAAGCTGATCAAACACGTCAAGATCTAAAAAATTACTAAGAACTGACTTTCTAGAAGAAGCTTTTTGGCTTAGAAAAGAATTCATAGCACCTTGAGATGCAAAGCTGGTTAGAAGAAAATCTTCTGCGTTACCTACAAGATTCTTAAGAGTTTTTTCTGTTTCTCTTCTTTGTTCACCACAAAGATCTTTTATAACGTTTCCATCCTGATCTATTTCAAGCAAGTTTAACTGTGTTGAGACAGAGAGTTTTCCAGCCCTGGACTCTTTCTTTATTGATTGTCTCTCGATCTTATAAAACTTTCCTCTTTTAGAGATGATAGCAGAAGACTTACAATGACCTTTTCTAGAGTTTATGACATGAAGATTTGAAATAGAGCCTCTGTCTGTTGTATTGAACAGAGTGTACATGATTGCCCCACATATAGAAGACTTTCCTATCCTATTCTTCCCGAATATTCCGGTAATGCCGTCTATCTCATCAAAGTTTATCTTGTTTCCTTTTCCGTATCCGAAAAGATTATCAAACTCTAGAGATCTTATCGACCACTGTCCGCTTTGAGGCGCTTCTACTTTAGAGACATGCTTCCAGAACCTCTGAACTAGATCTTCCAGCTTCGTGTTCACTCTGTCACTTAGTCCAGCTTTAGTATAGTATTCCTTCACCATCATTGAGACTGAGCTTGGATCTCTGAGATTCATCTTCTTCCGCAGAGTGTTTTCCTCAAGCACTAATTCTGGTCTCGCGAAATCTTGCTTCATTACGATTTCAGAGGCTGACTTGAACTCTTTGAGAGCAGAATAGATTTGTTTTATCTCTCCCTGGCTTATCGGAACACTGGTTCTAATTCTAAACCTGGCTCGATCTGGGTGCTTTTCTGCCTCGTCTAAAGTGTCT